CAAGTGGAGAACTTCAAGATAGTGCTAATTTGACTTTTGATGGCACTGAATTATCAGCAGGATTAATTGACGGAGGATCGTATTAATGGCAAAACCAACTTCTAAACAAGAACTTAAAGATTATTGTTTAAGACAATTAGGTGCTCCTGTATTGGAGATAAATGTTGCTGATGAGCAGGTTGATGATTTATTAGATGATGCTCTTCAGTTATTTCATGAACGTCATTTTGATGGTGTTGAGAGGATGTACCTCAAACATCAACTTACTCAAAATGATATAGACAGAGGAATAGCAACAGGTGCAACAGGTGTTGGTATTGTAACAACTACAGGAATATCAACTAATGTTAGTGGTATTAGTAGTATAACTTCTAACTTTTATGAAACATCAAATTTCCTTGCTGTTCCAGATTCAGTTATTGGTATAGAGAAAGTATTTAAGTTTGATACCAGTACAATTTCTGGTAGTATGTTTAGTATAAAATATCAGTTATTTTTAAATGATCTATATCAATTCAATTCGATTGATTTACTTCAATATTCGATGGTAAAAACTTACTTGGAGGATATTGATTTCTTATTAACAACTGATAAACAAATTAGATTTAATCAAAGACAAGATAGGTTATATTTAGATATTGATTGGAAAACGGAAAGTGTAGGAGATTGGATTATTATTGATTGTTTTAGGGCATTAGATCCGTCTACATTTGGTGGAGTATGGAATGATAGTTTCCTTAAGAAATATTTGACTGCATTGATAAAACGTCAATGGGGACAAAACTTAACTAAATTTAGAGGTGTAAAACTACCTGGTGGTATTGAACTTAATGGTAGAGAAATCTATGATGATGGACAAAGAGAAATAGACTATCTTAGAGAAAAAATGAGTATGGATTACGAAGCTCCACCTCTTGATATGATAGGATAATAATATGGCATTAAATCCCTTTTTTCTACAGGGTTCACAAAGTGAACAGAGACTTATTCAAAGTATTATAAATGAACAACTTACCATTTATGGTGTTGAAGTAACTTATATACCTAGAAAATTTGTAAATAAAGATACTGTTTTCAGGGAGATTGAAGCATCTAGATTTGATGATAACTATTTACTTGAAGCATATGTTGACACATATGAGGGATACACTGGTGCTGGTGATATAATGACCAAGTTTGGTGTAAGTCTTAAAGATGACTTAACCATAACAGTGTCAAAAGAAAGATATGAAGATTTTATTGCTCCATTTTTGATTGGACAAGTAGATGTTCCTAGTAGACCATCAGAAGGAGATTTAATATATTTTCCATTGGGAGCAAGATTATTTGAAGTTAAGTTTGTAGAGCATGAGAAACCTTTTTACCAGTTAGGTAAAAATTATGTTTATCAACTTCAATGTGAACTCTTCGAATATGAGGATGAAGTTATTGACACTTCTATTGACGAGATTGATAAGACTATTGAAGATATTGGATTTATGACAACCTTGCAGTTATCAGCATCAGGTGTTATTGCTACTGGAACTGCTGCTACTACTGGATTTGGTTATGTTAGAAATATTATTTTAAATAATGATGGTTATGATTATACTAAAGAACCATATGTTGTAGTCTCAAATTCACCAACAGGTGATCATGCTACTGCTGTTGCTATAACTACAGAAGTTGGTGGAGTACATTCTGTCAAGGAGATTTTATTAACAAACCCTGGTTCTGGATATACTACAACACCAACTGTTACTATAGTTAGTGCTGCAACTACCGCAATAACGGGTATTACTACTACTCATGGTGTTGGGGCAGCTGCTACTTGTGGTATTGTTACTAATTCTTCTGGTGTTAAGTTTGTTGGATTTAGTTCTGCTGGTGCTGGTTATACTGAACCTACTCCTATAACATTCAGTGGCCCTGCTTCTGGAGGAATTGGAACAGCACTTGGTCAAATACTTGTAGCAACTGCTGCAACTACAGGAAATGCAGGAGTTGTTACTTCTGTTCTAATATCCAATGCTGGTATCGGATATACAGTTGAAACACCAACGATTACATTTACTGCTCCTTCAACTCTTACTGGAGTCGGTACTTATATCTACAATGAACTTGTTACTGGTGCTGGATCAAGTACATGGGGTTATGTTAGAAGTTGGGATATTGATACTTTAGAGTTGAAGGTTGGAAATCCAAATGGTGACTTCTATAAAGGAGAAAATGTCATTGGAGCAGGATCCTCAGCCAAGTATACTATTGCTAGTATTGTTAGTAGCAATGATCAAGAGGATAAATACGATCAGAACGATATATTCGAAACTGAAGGAGATAATATTCTTGATTTCAGTGAAAGTAATCCATTTGGACAAGTTTAATGTTAGGTACTTATTATTATCACGAAATTATTAGAAAGACTATTATTGCTTTCGGTACAACTTTTAATGCTATTGATATAAAGCATAAAGAGCAAGATGGAACAGCATTTAGTGATATGAATGTTCCTTTATCTTATGGTCCTGCTCAAAAGTTTTTAGCGAGATTAGAACAACAGGCAGATTTGAATAAAGCAGTTCAGATTACACTTCCTAGAATGTCATTTGAAATGACAAATATTCAATATGATTCGACAAGAAAGGCAGGTGTTACGCAGACATTTAAAGCATCTGATGGAACTAATCTAAAAAAAGTTTATATGCCAGTTCCTTATAATATTGGATTTGAACTTAACATCTTCACTAAACTAAATGATGATGCTTTACAGATTGTTGAACAGATATTGCCATATTTTCAACCATCATTTAATTTAACCGTAGATTTAATCAGTTCTATTAATGAGAAAAGAGATATTCCATTAGTATTGGATAATATTGCATTCCAAGATGATTATGAAGGAAGTTTTGAAGTAAGAAGAGCACTTATATACACCTTAAGTTTTACAGCAAAAACTTATCTATTCGGTCCTATTGCCGATACTACAGAAGGACTTATCAAAAAAGTTCAAACAGATGTATATGGAAGTACCGATACAACTACTGCCAAGAGGGACTTGCGATATACAGTTGTGCCTGATCCTATTAATAGTGGTCCTACTGATGACTTTGGATTTAGTGAAACTTGGACTACTTTTGGTGATAGTAAAACTTATAGTCCTACACAACAGAAGGATATTTAATCATGGATAATTTTAATAGTATTGATAAAGCATTGAATACAACTGAAGTTGAAGTTAGCACAACACCAGAAAATGGTTGTGTAAAAAGAAAAGATCGATTGAAAGATGTGAATGATGTAGAACAAGATTATGATTATACTCGTGCCAATCTTTATTCATTAATTGAAAAAGGTCAAGAATCTCTTAATGGTATTATGGAACTTGCTGGTGAAAGTGCAAGTCCAAGAGCATATGAAGTCGCAGGACAGATTATCAAGTCAGTTGCTGATACAACTGATAAGTTGATGGAACTTCAGAAAAAAGTAAAAGAAGTTGATGAAGATAAGCAAAAAACAACCAATAATGTTACTAATAACGCAGTATTTGTAGGATCAACATCCGACTTATCAAAGATGCTTAAAAAGGGATTTCTAAATAATAGTGATGAATCCAAATAAAGAATATGAAATGTGATTGTGGTTGTAAGGGATGTGGACAAAATCCATGTGTAAAATGTGGTAAAAACCATCATTAATTGAGAATTTTATTATGACACAACCTGACGTATATCTAGGTAATCCCAACCTTAAAAGAGCTAATACTCAACATGAGTATACTGAAGAACAAGTTATTGAGTTCCTGAAATGTAAACAGGATCCAGTTTATTTTGCCAAGAATTATATTCAGATTGTATCATTGGATCATGGATTGGTACCATTTAAACTCTACGATTTTCAAGAAAAGTTAATAGAAAGATTTCATGAGCATAGATTCAATATATGTAAGATGCCACGTCAGACTGGTAAATCCACTACATGTGTAGCATATCTTTTACATTATGCTGTTTTTAATGATAATGTTAATATAGCAATTCTAGCAAACAAAGCATCTACTGCTAGAGATCTTCTTGGAAGATTGCAACTGGCATATGAAAACTTGCCTTCATGGATGCAACAAGGTATAATATCATGGAATAAAGGTTCTTTGGAGTTGGAAAATGGATCAAAAATTTCGTCAAACTCTACTTCTTCATCTGCTGTCCGAGGTGGATCCTATAATGTCATCTTTCTTGACGAGTTCGCTTTCATCCCGAATCACATTGCTGACGACTTCTTTGCCTCTGTTTATCCTACTAT